GGCAACATCCATCACGCTTCAACACCATCTCCCGGATGGTACGCCATCGACTGGTTGATCCGCCTTTCCATGCTTTGCTCATCAATGCCACCCATGCTTTCGCCAATGAGCTAGAGCTCCATTACAGATCTTGCCTTGATACCGGTGATCGATGTATCGCAAAGTCCAATCAATCATGCGAAAGCCATCAAGGTTTCGATACTTTGTATTTCGCATCTGGCCTAAGCCAAAGTGATTCCCATTGGGATTGATTGCTTCTACACGCCAATTAGATTCTTCTGTGATCAATGTGTTAAAGCATTGGAATTCTTTGTAATTCACAATCCTTGAGTGTGCATATAGCTTCAATGAATCAATCGATGGTTTTACATCTTTTGTTGCGTTAGCCGGTGTTGTGCCCACAAGACATAGCACGGCCAAAACCATCAAACATCGGCCGCGAGCTATCCGGCTCACCGGCTCGCTACCTCGTGTAGATGGTAACGATGCTGTCAAATACCGAGCGTAATTTTGGGCGATTCCAACAGGTTTCGCACACCTGTGGACAAAGCCTGTGGATAAGTAAATCACAATGACATTTCCTCAATCCGAGCATCATTAACAATCTTAATGCCAAATGTGCCACAGCTCATGCATTGTGCAAACCACTCATGCTCTGTTAGCTCTGCACCTTTTTTAAGTCCATGGCGTTGCTTTGGCTTTCCATACAGCTTTGAACATATCGAACAATCAAATTGTAGGATGTGCATAGTTACTCCTTTGTAAAGTCTCAATTGGTTGCAAATTGATCTGTGGAACCGACCAATTGTTTTGTGATGAATTGCGATAGCGTGGTTTTTTGCACACAGCCACCGGAATCCAGCCCACAATGTGCATCTTTGGTGAGTTACCGGTAACCAATACGGCAATGTCTCGGTCATGTCGATCTGATTCTTGAATCCACAAATTTGAGTGTGGATTACTTGACCACTTGACCTCGATATGTTGGCCCACATCAGCCGTTTCTTTATCCCATGTCATGCCCGGTGTGTAGTCGTATCCCAAAGCTTTCGCAACAACCCACTCAGACACCATTGATTCAGCATTTTGGGCCACATACTCGAACCACGATAAATCGCGCACGATTCGTGAGCTGTGATCCGCATTGCGATCTTTGCAATGATCAATGGCTGCGATCATGCATTGAATTTCCTCAGCTCTTGTAATCATCGGCAATCACCACAAAACCAAATAATGTTATCCGTTGAGTCATAGCCTTTTTGAAATCCGAATTTGTCGAATTTGCGTAGCTGTGAGCATTTGTCGCATTGTTCGATTTTGTATTCCTCCACAACCTCGCCTTGAAAATAAAGCCGGGCGATCATTTTTTGTGGATTTAAAATTTCAACAAAGTCGCTCATACTTGTGGCTCCCATTTGCCGGTTGATCGCAAGACATACCAAACCGGCTGGCATTGCGTGGCCTTTGTTCGTTCTGTGCAGAAATAGCCGCCCCATGATTTTGGTGCGCCTTCGTGTGATTGCTTCCAAACACGATCTCCATGCGAGCAACTGGGCACATCATTGGCTGACCATTGCGACAGCTCTGATGATCCAAATGATGGCGTTCCGGATAACTCAGCTTCTCCAGCTGTTTGGTAACTCGGCAGATCGCCGTGTTTTGTTGTCCAATAGTCATAGTCGGCAGCGGGTGTTTCGGTTTTGACAAATTGCATTACCTCTTTGGTGGCCTTTTCCGTGCCTCCCATTACCAACGCCATCACACGCATTAAAGCTGATGTGACAGTATCCTCAACAAACCAGCGTTTCATATTGGCGTTATAGGCAGCCTGATAGCCGTACGCAAAATCGATGCCGGCCGGTTCAATTTCCGTTTGATTGCGCCATGCCGCGGCACGGACAAGGATCGATCCTTTTTCTGGATCGAAATTGACAATTGTGGCCTCAAGTCGGCCTTCTGGATAAGTCTTGATCCAACGATCTGTGCGCTCTTTGTTGCCTTCATAATTATCCAAGAATCCCATTATTTGGCCGCCTGATCTAGCTGTGAGATGTGGCGAGATACAGCTCGGCCGCGTGTGTAGCCTTGTCGCTGGCCTTCTTTAAATCCTACGGAATAGGCCATAACAGCCCATAAAAATCCTGCAATGACCATAAAGATCACAATTGATAACTCGTTCATTTATTGCTCCCGATTCGGGAACTACTGTGCTTCGCTCCCAAATAAAGAGTGACAGGCACAACCGACAAAATCAACAATCACGCTCAAATTGTGGCGTGTCGCTACTCCATAAGCTTCATATAAAGTGCATCGAGCCGGGATTCGATTCGATTGACTTGATCCTTCAGGCTGCTGCCGCCATTGGGTGTCAGCTCTCGCATGACAGATTTAACCATGAACCGAATTGCTGAATAGACAGCGGCAAGGATCGAAAGGACAAGACCGCCTACCGCTGCCCACTCATTTGGTGTCATTTCCCCGATGAACCAAACGCATGATCATTGGGATTAGCCCATCGAGCTAATACCGGCACAATGCCAGCAACAAGGCCCATGGCCAGATCCTTTGGATTGGTGTTGCCTGTCATATAGACCGCCAAACAACCTGCAACCGCGCTTCTAGCCCATGATGCAGCTGCCGCTTTAAATTGATCCATTATTTTTCTCCTTTTGGTCGATCCGGTAAATCACCGGTAAAAGGCTCATAAGTAGGTCGGCCGTAACCGACCACAAATGAGCGTGCTCCCAAAGCTCGTGATTTCACCATGACTTCGCCGCCATTGCGTTGATTACCGGCAGCTGATGTATTGCCTTCAATCGTCACGATCTGTTTTTCTGAACAGCGGATCACCAAACCAATGTGATTGATGATTGTTTTGTCATCATCTACAAAATCAAAAAACACAAAATCACCAATCTTTGGTGTGGTGTGCCATTGCTTCAATTCTTTAAATGCTGAGGCTCCAACCCGAGTGCTGACCACATTTGGCACCTTGACACCGGCTTGAGCTGCACACCAATTGAGAAATGACCCACACCACGGCAGCTTGTCGGCTTTCATAAATTTGCCATATTTTGTTTCGTTGTTGCCGCTTTCAGCTGTGCCCACCTCGGCCAACGCAACCTCAATCAAACGCGGCAATGTGCCATTAGGAAATTTCGATTGTGTCATGTTCCACATCCTCACAATCCCATTGAATCGTTGTCATGTTCAAAATTGCCTGAGTATGGCATTTCGGTGTGGTAAAAATATCAAGCTCTTGATCGTAATAATGACCAATGCCAGCATACCTGCCGCGAAAATTGCTATTGTATGAAGTTTGAATCCATCTGCCACCAAAATGAGCAACGCAAAAATCAATGCCTTTTGATTCGGATTCATCTCCATTTTCATCAATCAATTCATTGTTATGAACAACAATCACATTGATAACCATGTTGTTTTCATTTAATTCTGCAAAATGCGCCATTAAAATGTCACCGATCCTGATCCAGTCCATTTGTAAATTTTGTATCCACCCGTATTTGTAAATGTTGGAGATCCTGTTGTCGCAACAGCATCATCAAATGTGTCTGGATACCTAATTACCACAACACCCGAACCGCCCGTATATTGCTTTGTTTGATAATGACCACCTGCGCCGCCGCCTGTATTGGCTGCGCCCGAACTTCCGTTTGTTGTATCTGTTGCACCATTTCCACCGCCACCGCTACCGCCTGAGCCTGCGCCGCCTGTTCCAGCTGCGCCGCCTCCGCCTGCGTAAGTCACACTTGATCCAGTTATGGAGGAACTTAAACCATTGCCTCCGCTCGATGAACTATTTGCAGCTGCGTTGTTTCCCACCGCGCCTGCACCGCCACCGCCTGCGCGTGCTGAAACACCTGTGCAATTTCCTCCGGCATTGCCTTGCCCGGAAGTACCTGCTCCGCCTGTTGCTGATGAACTTGAGCCTGTGCCTGCACCCGAACCAGAACCGCCGGAAACGGGTGTTCCAAATGCGCCACCGCCTGCCATGTTTGCAGATCCGCCGCCACCTATTGATGTGATGCTACCAAAAACAGAATTTCCGCCGCTGCCGCCGTTTCCTGCCGTACCATTTTGATTTGCGCCAATTGCGCCACCTGCGCCAACCGTAACGGTTATCGGGCTACCCGGCGTAACCGACAAACCTGTGGCCGTGCGATAACCGCCAGCACCTGCGCCTGTTGATAAAAAATAAATTGTCGTGGCATTACCACCACCAGAACCGCCGCCACCTGCAACAACCAAGTATTCAACATTTGGCGTTGGATTTATTCGCAATCGGCCAGCATCGAAAATCCCAAGAATAGGCATTATGCAATATCTCCAATGACATACCACGCATCTGTTGCAACCTTTATGCAAGTCAAAGCCGCAAATTGATTGCGACATTTTGGCGCAGCTGATGATGCAGCATTTGACGAAATTGTTGTTGTTCCCGGTGTTGCAGCTGAAACAGTCACTTGACCGGCACCAATTTGGATCAAGTTAATTTGGGTACCAATTGGAAATGCTGTTGTTGCATTTGTTGGGATTGAGTAAGTCTGCGCTGATGCATTTGATGCTGTCACCAATTTTCCATTGTCCGCCAAAACAAATGTGTAAGTCGTACCGGTTTGTGCGTTCAATGCCAAGTTGATGACCGGTGCTGTCAATGTTTTGTTTGTCAATGTTTGAGCTGTAGTCAAATCAGCTGTGATGGCTGTGTTGATCGAAAGTGTAACCGCTCCGGATGTGCCGCCGCCCGATAAACCTGTGCCGGCCGTGACCTCTGTGATGTCACCCGGGTTTGGTGATGTCCAAACAAAATCCATGTCGGTGTTGCTGTTTTTTGCAAGAATCTGTCCAGTCGTGCCACCTAATAGATCAGCCATCGATGTTGCGACAGCTTGACCAAATACCTCAAAATCAGCTGGCAAATCTGTCACCAAATCTGTGGCCGTAGGCATCTGCCATGAAAATGGTGTTGTTGGGTTACTCATGTTTCCTCCTTTAGGCCACAATCGTGGCGTTGATCCAATCCAATGTTGGATTGATTGTGTTCCATTTTTCTGTTATCGGTACATCGTTCCAACGCATGGCCTGCAATGAAAACGCAACCGGTGACACAATCATGGAAATGCTGACTTGATTATACGCGGCCGAAAATGTCCAGCCTTCAACAAAACCCAAGAAATCTCCAGAATTCATATTCAATGGCAGATTGGAAATATTGACCGGCATACCCATGAAAACATTGATCAGATCATCCCGATCAGCATCGTCAAGCTCTGGATTTGTTAGCTCAAAAGTGATGTTGTTGAAATTGAATCGTGGGTTTGCTCTGAGCGAAAGGTAAAAAGCTGCCTGATCCTCGGCATCTGCCGCATTGTGCAATGTTGTGCTAATGATCTGCGAAAGCTCGCCATAAAGGCCAATTGATGCAATATCTGATGCTGATTTCTCTGATGAGGATGTTGCACCATATTTGAGTGTAATTGAATTTCGGACATCACCGGCACGCTTTTGGATGCTCAATCCTGATGCCAAAGCATGGTTGGCTGTTAGATCAACATAACCATTGTTGGACAAATAAGTTGTTCGATGTGTGCTGTCGGCATAACTAATCCGGCCTAATGGATCCTCGTAAATGTAGCCCAAGCCGGATGTGGCCAAAGCTGAAACCAAAGAATAAACATCCGTCCGCTCGCTTGATCTAGCTGCAAGCTCATAATTGCCCGGTCGGTCAATTTCACCCAATCCAGAATTTTGAGCGTTGGCCCATGTTGTTGCAGCTGGATAAGTTGCCCATGTCAATGCCTGTGGCACCTCTTGCCATGAATCAAATAAGACATTTTTCAAAATGTCATAGATTTGATCGCCATCAAATTTTTTTGCAAGCACGCCATTTGTCAATGCTTTTGGCAAACGCGCCAAAGCACCCAAAGCAATGATTTTGATGCGTTGCGCATAATCAACCGATCCGATCTCAGCTACTGAAACGCCTACATCCACAACCGATCCGCCAAAGATTGGCACAAAAGTAGCTGTGGAATCTTGCAATTCAATGGTAAGCGAATCATTGATGTTGATTGCCACATTTGATTTGTCAAGGTTGATAATCTCCAGATTGGTGTATCCGGCCTGAGCTTGTTCATAGATATTTGATCGACCGCTGGAAATCGTGAGGTTTGCCAAAATGGCGGTTTGGTATTCAACACCTCCGATGATTACTTTCCATACTGGATTAAAAATGCTCATGATGAGAATTGAAGGCTATTTGCGCCGCCTGTGCCGCGATAGAAGCTGTTATTTAACACATCGATGATGCTGCGTGCTGTGCCTTCCGGATCGATCGCACCAGTCACATTGATGTTGATGGTGTTTCCGCTTGATCCACCCAAACGATTGTTCGGCGTAATGTTGCCGTTTGAATTAGGCGTAAACAATTCTGGCCCACGCTCTCCGACAAGATATGAGGTTCCAGACCTAACAGGCCCCCCGGAAGCTCGACCGCCGCCAAATGCGCTTTCAATGACTCCGCCGATGCCTTTGACCAATGGATTACCTGTGATCAAATTGATAAACTGTTGGAGGATGTTAAATGCTCCAGTAATGAAACCAACCAAACTTGCAAAGCCGCTTACTAAAGTGCCCACGACATTGCCAACTGTTTCAAGTGCTAATTTGAAAGCACCTCCCAAAATAGGAGCAAGATAGGTTTTGATGAATTCCCAAACCTTTTTCAGTAGGTTGAAAAATGGTTGCAATTCCTCAGAATTATCGGAAATGGCTGTTTTGATTGTGACAAATGCGTTTTTCAATCCCACGAGAATTGGGCCGACAACTGTGCCAATAGCTGGAATCACCTCGGTAAATAGGAAATTCCACCATTTGACCAAGACCGGCAAAAGCTCATCCCGAATAAATGTAAAGATTTGGGCAAATGCTGGCCCCAATGTCTTGCCCAAAGTATTTGCAAAATCTGTAATTGCCGGGATGCCTTTATCAACAAAAGTGCTCAGCAATGGCGTGATGGCATCTAATACATAAGATCCGACAGTCTCTTTTGCTTCATCAAATGCCACATTAAGCCTTGCCATTTTGCCAGCAAATGTCTCAGCCTGTGTCGATGCCTGTCCTTCAAATGTGGCAGCTAATGCGGCTGCGGCAGCATCAAAATCCTTTGATTTGATTATATTTTCATCAAGTGGCACACCGAGTTTTTTCAATGCTCCAAAATTACCATCATAGGCTTTGGCAAGTGCCTCGGTTACAGCTGATAAATCCTTACCTGTGCCAGCTGAAACATTGAGTGCCAATTGTTGCAATTTCTGTGCTTCGCTGACATTTTGCGTGCTTCTCACGAGTCGATCGAGCGATGGCCTCAAAACATCATCCGTGATGCCTGTTGCTAAAGCTGTTTGAGTCACATAATTTTCCGTGG